CGAATTTTTAAGTTAGTTCTTTGATAAGAAGTTCTGGGAACAATGTCTCTATTGTATTCCAGATATTGATCAGAAGTAATTGTAGTGCCAGCACCTTCATCACTGATTGCTACTCTAAATCTAGCAGGTGATGGTCCCTGGTTTGCAACAAACAAACTGATCAGTGCCTCTTCACCAGTAGGAACTGTGTAGATTGCTGTGTTTTGTTTTGGTGTTGGTAGAGCTGCTGCAACAAATCCAGTAGGAGTTGGGTCTTCTTGAATCTGACCGTGGAGAACAAATGATGTGCTCTCACAACTTGACCATACAATTAGAGATTGGTCACCACCATAATAGATGGTGTCACTTTCATAACTTTGACCTTCACCAATCTCATAATCAAATAAGATATAGTTTTCTGGGTTGAAGTCTAACAGACCTCCGCTAGAAACACCGATTCTAACCCGTACTGGATAAGGATCTTTATGTGTAATCGAAATTTTACCCTCTACAACTCTTCCCGTGGGGGCAGTGTGTAGTGCGACTCTAGTTTTTTTAGGTGAAACGAGAGACGCTAAATATCCAAAAGTGGGATTAGACATCTTGTTGTCGCTATAGTCCTTCTGTGTTATACTTATTTATACCCGTCTACAATACGATGCCTAAACTGATTACTGGATGCAATGGATTCATTGGAAAGAAGTTTGCAGAAAAACACCAACCATTCATTGGAGTAGAAGATTATAACGCTTGGGCAATGCTTGAGAACTTTAATGGGTGGAAAGATATTGACGAAATTATTCACATGGGTGCAATCTCTTCTACTACATGTACAGATGAGGAAAGACTTACATGTTTCAACGTAGAGTATTCCATTGCATTGTTTGAGAAAGCACTTGAGTATGGTATCCCTGTAAAGTATGCATCATCTGCTTCTGTGTATGGCAACAGGAACGATGGTGGACTAGACCCTCTCAACCTATATGCAAAGTCAAAGGTTGCTGTAGACCTGTGGGTGTCTGAAAATATTGATAGGTTTGACCTGATTCAAGGATTTAGATTCTTCAATGTGTATGGTCTGGGAGAAGATCACAAAGGTAATCAACGTAGTCCCATAAGCAAGTTTGCAGAGCAAGCAGTATCGAATGGTGTGATTGAAATCTTTGAAGGATCTGAAAGAATGTTCAGAGACTTTGTGTGGGTAGATGATGTTGTAGACATCGTAGATAACAATGGTGTAGAGTCTGGTATCTACGATCTAGGATCTGGACGTGTGTACTCTTTTAGAGAAGTAGCAGAAATCATTGCAGAAAAATTCGGGGCGGAGATCAAAGAGATCCCCTTCCCCGAACATCTGAAAGACAAGTATCAATACAATACTCTTTCTAATTTTAAGTGGGAGAACAAAGATTTTATCTCAATTGAGACCTACATCAGTCACCTTTCTTTACTCGATAAGAGTCAGAGTCAAAGTGTGTCGTAGAGAACTCATACATCTCTGTATCTTCTAACGCCTTCATTTGATGGCGCAATAACCTGGGGACTTCAAACTTGTCTCCAGGTTTTAATATTACTGTGTCTGCATCTATGAAGTCATCATGATATCCATAGACCAATTGTAATTTGCCTGAATGGATATAGAATGTTTCTTCTTTTAACTCATGGTAATGCCAGGAACACTTCTTTCCTTTTTCAAAGAACAAAAGTTTTCCACAGTATTTGTCATTGTTGACGATCCACTTCTCGTGACCCCAACCTTTAGGGACGAACTTAATTGAAGAACTCATGGTCGCTGACTCCTTTGTCGTCAATGTATATATCTCCAGAAGGTTTACCTAGGTATAAAGCGTCGAACATGCACCCCCATTCACATAATTGTTTCTTGGTGAACTCATAGAATTCGTCATGTGCTTTCTGACGATCATTATTATAGCGTCCCATACCTCTAGCTGTGAGGTAGATTACTTCATTTCCTTCAATGTATAGTTGATTGATTCTACGGATACGATCTTCCCTGGGTCTGGCATGTGTGTAAACAGCATCACCTTCACCAGGAAAACAGATAGTGCCGTCGATATCAACAACGTATTTCATTTATATCATCTTTAGATAGAACATATGTGCCGAAGTGTGTAACGGCAATTGCTGCTGCTTTGTTTGCGTAAGGAATAGCACGATCAATCGTACCAAGCAACAGATA